CCGCCATATCCGCGTATACAATATAACTATTCAACGCTCTGTACTCTTATTCATCAGAAGTGCCATAAGGCACATTCTGAGATTGTATGCGGTCGTCAAGATCTCGAGCAAGATCGGACTTTGACTCGTCGCATTACAAAAAAATGAGATATGTTGAATCTTACCATATTTCTGGTGTCGTTGTCAACTGCTGCCATACTCGCACTGCTGATCCTGTCATTCCTTTCCTTAATATAGGCACACTTGCATTCACGGTTATTTTCCCTCATGTACCAGGTACTTGTGATTGGAACATTCTTCAGCGCTTCAATGTCCAGTAGATATCCTGCCGCCTTAACATTTGCCATCACTCCGGCTGAGCAATCTTCCTCACATGGTACAATTATCTTAGATGGATCATATCCAACCTTCTGGAGTTGTGACCAATATGTAACTCTTTTATCTTGATCATACCCGATCTTGCCATTCTTTGCCGCTTTTACAGCAAGCTCTGCAATCAGCTCTCTGACCTTCGAATTCGGATGTCTGATCACACAATTCCACGGTCTGTCATACCATAATCTCAGATACCACTCTATTCCAGTCTGCACTGAACAGGCAAGCCTCGAAAATGAACAAAAGCAAATTGAACAGTCTGAAGAGATTATACGATCACTTAAACACATTTATTCTTTTCAGGCTTTCCACTTCTTTTTTTAAGTTTTTCCATCTGGCTCGCTCCTTTCGGATTTCTCTCTGAAATCATCTACTGTCTCCCCCATGTAATCACATATCACAACCACTTCATCTACTGATAACGCTCTGTTTCTTCTCTTATCAGCTAAACTTGCATATATGATTCTGTAGGATATCCCTGTGCTTCTGGACATCTCTGATAGATTGATGTTCTGATCTCTGATGTACTCAGATATCTTTTCTGTGATTTTCATATTCTCACCTCGCTTTTTTGTTGTAATTTGTTTTTATCTTATTGATATGCCACGATTATATGTTGATATTTCCTATTCGTCGATGTACTTTTGTTGATTATCAACATTTTTGTATTGAATTAGTGTCTGGCGTATGTTATGATAATCTCGAAAAAGGAAGGAGGCTCTTGATGAACGAACAAATTAAATTACTACGAAAGCATCTCGGACTAACCCAACAAGAGTTTGCTGACAGATTAAAAATATCCAGAGGAAACATTGGATCTTACGAAGTTGGCAAAAGCGCACCGAGTGATGCAGTCATTTCATTGATATGCGAGAAATTCAATGTTAACGAAGAATGGCTTCGGACTGGAAATGGTCCGATGGAAATAGAATTAGCCAGAAGCGAGAAGATTACAGATTTTGCAGCGGATCTACTAAAAGATGAAGAAGACTCCTATCGTCGCAGACTGATCGAAGAGCTTGCGGATCTGGATGAAGAAGAATGGGAGTTACTGGAAAAAATTTCAGAAAAAGCAGCACGCAAAAAGAAAGACCAGGCACCACGCGCCTAGTCAATCAACCTTTTTATAAATCTGTAAATGAGTTGCAGTTTTTCATGATCATTTACAGTTTGAATTAATTTTGTAATTTCTTTTTTAAGCTCTTCCATGTACGCGCCCTCCGTTCCCATACAAACGCACGTCCGAAATTCCTTAAATCCATATTACCACTATTTTGTATGGAAAGAAAGTATTTCATCGAACATTTGTTTTCATCTTTTTGATTATCTGTTTCTATATATACAGACAATTGGAATGTTTGGAACTGTTGGAAATACATGGAATCGTCCGAGATCTTGGACACTATTTGTAAGTAGATTCAAAAAGGTCCGTTATATGGACTTTAAGTCCTGTTGCCAATTGTTCCAGAGTATTCAGACGGGGACTTATTCTTCCGGATACGATATCTGATATCGTTGATTTAGGAACCCCAGTCATAATGGATACCTGGCGTACTGTTAAATTACGTTCATACATGATTTGATCTAGCAGTACTTTCATGGAATCTATTATAATATATTTTTTCACCAGCGTCTGCTAGTAAATTATGGTATAACCGCATTTGCGATTATATATATGTTGTGTGTACTATTTAACTAAAGAAAGAGAGGAATGTACTATGGCTTTCGGAATGAAAGATGTTTTGAACGGTGCAAAATCAGTAGCAAGCAGTAACCTTGTCCAGGGTGTGCTTAACAATTACAGTGAAATGTCTACTGAAGATATGCAGAGAGAATACGGTATGTATTTGATGGACGGTGAGGAAATCACAGTAGGATTTAAACTTGTGCGTGATGCCCTTATTTTTACTAACAGACGAATTATTTTCACGGATAAGCAGGGTGCAACCGGCACAAAGATGCGTGTAGAGTCCATTAATCTTTTCTCCGTAGTTGATGTGACGATGGAAACTGCAGGTTTCGGCTTCGATGATAGCGAACTTACCTTTACATACATCAAGACCGCTGATCTTAAAGCGCATCAGGTCCAGTATGTATCTCATAAATTAGAGTTCCCAAAAAAATATAATGTGCAGCCATTATATAAATTGCTCCAGGAGCTCGCTTATAATAACTGTTTGAGAATTAATGGTTTAGATTAAATAAAAACCGCCCCTGCGCCAACAGGAACGGTTCTGGAATACATCCGAAGATGATCCACTAATTGCAAAAATATTGTATCATCTTCAAACAGCCTTTGCAAGCGGGCATTCCGCTGGCTGTTATTTTTATACTCATTTTTAGGAGGTGATACAGTGGCAAACAAGAAATATACCCTTGGATCAGACGGATACTACCAGACAAAAGTCTTGGACGGTACTTATACCAAGAGCGGTCATAAGCACCGGATTACGCTTCGCAGTGCCAAAAGCAGTCGCGACCTGGAACGTCAGGTTGCTGAGATGAAAGCGCAGGTAGAAGCGCGTAACTTCGTTCGTGACACCAATATCCTTTTCATTGACTATGCACGTTCCTGGAAGCTCGTATATAAGGCGCGTACATCCAACAATACCAAGCGGATGTACGATAACATCATCGAGAAGCATTTCACCGCTCTGGGTGCAGTAAAGCTCATGGACATCCAGAGAATCCACATTGAGACGCTTCTATCCAATACAGATGGTCACGCACGTACCCAACAACAGATATTATTGACCTTTTCACAAATCCTTAAATCTGCGGTCGTGGACAAGCTTCTCGTTGCAAATGTTGCAGAAGAGATTCTGCGGAATACTGATAAGGTCAAATAGAAACTAAAAGAAAACCGTGCACTCACGCCAGCAGAAAAGAAAGCTGTCTTTGAAGCAGATTATAAATATGCTGCTGATCAGGCTTACTTGTATCTGATCTACGGATGCGGACTCCGCAGAGAAGAATGTGTAGCTCTCAGTGTATTTGACTTTAACTTCAAAAAGAGTGAACTGTCCATCTCCCGCGCTTACGAATATATTATGAATGATGCCGGGGAAAAAGGAACGAAAACCTGGAACTCTGTTCGAACTGTGCCTATCCCCCGGAAAGTCTTACCGGTGATCCGTGACTATGTGGATTCTGTCAAGCGATCAGGACGGACTCAATTATTCGTTACGATGAAAGATAACAAACCTTTCACCAAGTCGGCTTATGACCGGATGCGGGAGCGCATTCTGACCTCTATGCAAGCTGTGTGCGAAGAAAAGATAGTTGGTCTGACC